ATGATCTAATTATATAAAAGAGCTTTCTAAATTAAGTGGTGATAATCGTGTCAAGACCAATTCACAGCAAGTACGGGTACGAGCCGCCTGAATGGGTGCAGGCTGATGCCAGGCTGGACAAGTGGTACAAGGATAAGCGTCGTGCTAAACAGCATGGCGCTTTTAGTTTGGATAGGAAACGGAGGAAACAACATGTTCGGAAAAAATAGAACATCACCAGTGCCTCACGGAGAAAACGCACCTAGTATTAAACCAAAGAAAGTGAGCGAGCCACTAGAAGGATTTATTCCTGACAACGCTGGTCGTGTTCGTATATCTGATGAAGTACTGGATTCAATCGTTGATCAGGTGGAAGAACGCATGTTGAAGCGCAGTAAAGGTAAACAAAATGCTAAGCAACCACATGTTCGTATTGAGCTCGATGACATTGCTGGCACGCCTAAAGTATTCATTGATGGTGTATTACATGAAAATGTACAGCGAATCGATTTAAGCTGGAATAAATTTGGCGAAGGGTGTTACCAAATTGAAATGATAGATGATCAACACAAACCATATGGTATTGGACAGTGTAAGTCAAAATGATGATGAAACATTGCAATTGGGGTGGCTGCAATAAGATAGTCCCAAAGGACCAATCGTTCTGTGATAAACACGAAGCGATGAACGAACAACGTAAGGCTGATTACAAAGCTAGTTTAAACCATCAAAGCCAAACAGATACGGGTAAGCAAGTACGCAGAGACCATCAGGCTTATTATAATCACGTTAGACGTGATCAGGAAGCTAACACGTTCTATCACACTAAGCAATGGCAGAACGTCAGAGATTACGTCTATGCCCGTGATATGGCAACGTGCCGAGTGTGTGGTAATGCGGTAACCGACCGTAAAATTGTTGACCACATTCATCCGTTGAAAGTAAGTGGTGAAGAACGCCTTAGCCAAGACAACTTATGGACGCTGTGTTATCGCTGCCACAATATCAAAACTAGCCTTGAAATGAAAATTGCTGCCAAAGATAACGGGAATGCGATTTTAAAACATGCAAAACGAGAATGGTGGCAGAAAATTATTAGCGAGCGGCTCAAATAGCCCCCCACCGGTGTTCGGGCGAAGAGCAACCACAATATGCCGGCAACCTTTTTACGCGAGTAATTTTGAAAACTTTTTTTGAGGTGCCCTAATAGACCGCTAATTAGCAGTGTTAAGGCATTTTACATACATAAAATCACTAAAAAGTGGTCGCTATACGCACCCTAACCAAGATATGGAGGTGGTTTGATTGAAAATTAAAGATTTGCCTGACGAACCGCCTAAGTATATGGAAGGGATTGCCCGATATATGTGGCGGCGAATTGTTCCGATGCTAAAAGAAAATTCGTTTGCCAATGAAATGGACAAAACGCTAGTTGAAGCACTCTGCTATAACTACAGAGCACTGCGCGATAGTGCTAAGAGTATAGACGAACACGGTACACAATTTGAAACGTTTGACTATTTTACTGACGATAATGGAAAGATTGTTGACAAAGAATTAAAGGCCATTAAGAAGAATCCAGCTGTTGATAGCTTAGATAAAGCTACCAAAAATATCAGGGCGATTAGTTCGGAACTGGGGTTAACCCCACAAAGTCGTGCTGATTTATTGAAGCTTAGCGATCCTGACGATGATGATGAAGACAGCCCGTTTGGAGGTGATGATGATGACGAGTTCTAAAGTCAAGCAATTCGATTTTAGTAAAAGAGGCGTAGAAGTTGACGCCGTGTTTAAAGAACTGGACGCCGATGGATACTTTGATGAAATTTGGAAAGCCTATCGTGATCCGGCTACGGCTTATGCGTATCTTGTACTTAGTGGTAAACAGATTGCGGGTAGCAAAATGAAACTAGCATTATTTCGCCATCTGAATGACTTGAAACGGAGCTTCTATGATGATGCTTTTAATTATGAGTATGATTTGAAACAATGTCATCACATTCTTGACTATGCTAAGGTTTGCCCAGATGTTGAATCAGGTAAACCCATGCCGTTAATGGTTTGGCAGCAGGCTATTTTGTGCTTGTTACAAGGATGGCGAAATGAAAGTGGGGAAAAGCGGTTTACTTATGCGCTAATTTCAGTGGCACGGACTAACGGTAAAACATATCTGATGAACATTATATTGACTTATGGCTATTTAATTGAAGCTGGCAATCGTAAAAATTTGGATTTTGCTTACTCTGGGACGACTGAACAAATCAGCAAGAAAGGATTCCGGTACTTAGGCAGTACTATTGATTACCTTGCTGAAAGCCAATCGTATTTCAAAAAGAGAATTAAGGCTAAAGAAATCAACGCTTCAGCTGATTTGATACAAAGCTTTAAGTCACGTAATCAGATTCTAAGATTGACAGCCAATTCCGGTAAATGGGATAGCTATCACTGTAATACGGCTGTGTTGGATGAATACGGCGACGCGGCTTATGACGATGATGTTCTAAGCAAGCTATCATCCGGTCAAATTCATCAAACTAATAAGCAGTTGATCGCTATTTCAACGGCTTATGAGAACAGCAATGTGCCGATGTTCCATGATTACCAACGGCTTACACACGTTATTGAGAAGGATGACGAGCGTAAATCTGAAACCAGCTTATTCCTTTGTTGGGAGCAAGACTCAATTGATGAAACGGATCGCCCAGATACTTGGGAAAAGTCAAATCCACTACTCGGATTAAATGAGATGCACGAGCGGCTGCTAAAAGGCTTACTTGATGAAAAAGATAAGCGGGAAAGTGCCGGAAATGTTGCTTGGTTTCAGAATCGTAACTTAAACATGTGGTTGGCTGTCTCAAAAGATAAGTATTTGCAACTAGACGACATTCAAAAGTCAGTAGTGGTCAACGATTCATTCGCGATTGATGGCCGCGACGTCTACGTTGGTTTAGATATGTCGCGGCTTGATGATGATTCATCGTTGGCTTTCATTTTCCCGTATTTCAAAGAAGAACGTCAAATGATGTTTATTTACCAACATTCGTTTGTGCCAACTGCACATTCACAGCAGAACGTACTATTGAAGTCAAAGCATGACGGGATTAATTATAGTGACGCAGAAGCCAAAGGCTATGCGGATGTGGCGCGGAACGCCGACGGCCTGATTGACGAACAGATTATTGGCGATTGGTTCTTAGATTTTATTGAGGAACATCGTTTGAACGTCAAAGCTTTTGTTTACGACGTTCATTTAGCTAGTCCAATGGTTGAATGGATGGATAAAAACCACCCAGAAATACCTTTTATCACACTTAGACAAGGTACATTATCACTAGATGCGCCAACCAGATTGCTACAAAAGCAGTTTATTCGTGGCCTTATTACAATGTACGATGATCCAATTCTTAAGTATAGTCTGACTAATGCAGTGCTAACTAGTAACAACTATGGCGTTAAAGTCGATAAAGCAGTGCATTCTGCCAAAATTGACTGTGTTGATGCAATTATTGACGCTATTAACGAGGCGCAATATTGGTATACCAGTCCAGACAGGAACGAGGTAGAAGACAGCGCTAAGCACCCATTTGCCAACATGAAGCCAGACGAAGTTAACGATTACTTCAAGAGTGATTTTAGTTTTTAGCGAGGTCAAGAAATGAAACTCAAAAATTTTGCGTTACTTTTACCATTTATTTTTATTTGCCTAGGCTTCTTATCAATTGTGATTGGAGCCTTTTTGTTTAACCTTATTTTGGGATTCGTGGTTCTAGGCATTATGTTGGTACTAGTTGCAATAATTATAGGCTATGACAGCCCACAACAGGAATGAGGTGAATTATTATCAGTATTTACAATCCTTTTGGAATGTTTGAAAAACGTTCTCAATTTCTGGGAAGCAAAGGTTATGTCCCTAGCTTTAGTGTCAGCAATGGCAAGATTATTCCTCACAACATGGTTGATGCACACCGGGCGCTTCAAAATGTGGACATTTTTGCCATGATTAATTTAATTTCAAGCGATATTGCTAGTTGTGACTTTCAAAACGGCGGTCAATATGGCAGTTTACTTAAGCATCCTAGCCGCTTAATTAACGGCTACTCCTTTTGGCAATCGGTTATTATTCAATCTTTGCTGACTGGCAATGGATATTTGCTGATTCACAGCGAGAAAGGCAAAGCTCAATGGCTGGAACAGATACCAACATCACAGGTAAACGTTCAATTGGCCGATAGCTTAGAGAATATCACCTATGAGATTAACTTCACTGATGACCGAGGAGCGGTTGTGGCTGACAATTCCGAAATGATCCACATTAGACTAATGCCCACTGGCGAAGTTGTTGGTGGCCAAGAGTTTATGGGAATTTCACCGTTGGACAGTCTAGTTTATCCGGTTGAAATCAGTGAAAATGCTAACCGGTTAACACTGTCAACTCTAATCAACGGCATTAATCCTAGCACCACAATCAATGTGCCAGATGCCAAGCTGGACAAGGAATCCAAAGATTCTATCAGAAACAGTTTTATCGAGCAGAATACCGGTGAAAATGCCGGCAAAGTCATTGTGATGGATCAGTCAGCCCAACTTAGTACGATTCAAATTAATGCTGATGTGGCTAAATTTTTGAATAACTTAGACTGGTCTGCTGATCGGGTTGCTGAAGCGTTTGGTGTTCCTAGTTCATATTTGAACCGCACAAAAGCAGATGCACAAAGCAATAGTCAGCAAATTATGTCGTTTTACGCCAGTTCATTGAACCGGTATATTAATCCGATGATTTCGGAATTGGCATTTAAGTTAAATCTGCCTGATTTGAAATTGAATGTTCGTGACAGTACGGATGTAGATGGTAGTCAAATCATTGATATGATTTCAAAGCTCAATACGGGAACAGATCCTGTGTTCAATGCTGATGAAGTTAAGACATTGCTTGCCGAGAAGGGGGTGATAAGTAATGGAATTATTGGCAACCAAGATTCATAAGGATGAAAATGTTCGCAGCATTTACATTCAAGACTTAAAAACTCGTGATTTATCAAGTGATGATACCACAGCAATTGGCCAAGTAAGCGGTTATGCAGTAGTATTTGGCAAACCCAGTGAAGACATGGGATTTACCGAGTATATCAGTCCAGACGCTTTCAACGGTGTCAATATGAACAGCGTCATTGCACTGTATGACCACAACTTAGACAACATTCTAGGGCGGGTCGATAGTGGCTCACTAGAATTAAAGGTTGATCAGAACGGTGTTTTATTCACATTGAACATGCCGAACACGACGTTAGGACGAGATGTTTATGAAAACATCAAGAATGGGAACTTAAAAGGCTGCTCGTTTGGCTTCACGATTGCTGATGACGACTGGGAATTTGATAATAACGACAATGTTATTCATACCGTTAATCAAATTGACCAGTTAGTTGAAATTAGTATTACAGCATTGCCTGCTTATACGCAAACCTCAGTATCGGTATCACGAGGGCTTAAACAATTTAACGATGATCAACAATACCGGCTCAAGGCCGGTTTTTGGTTGGACTTATTAGAAAAGGAGTGACATTACTTGAAAATTGAAACTTTGCAAGAAGAATTAGCAAAAAATGAAGCCGAGTTAAAGGCTAAAACGGTTGCTTCACGATCGCTTTTAGACAAAGAAGACAGTGACATTGCCGAAATCAAGCGTAGCGTCGATGAAGTGAAAGAATTACGTAGTAAAAGTGACGGTCTGCGTGAAAAAATTGAAGCTTTAAAATCGCTAAGTGATGGAGAAAACCGTGCTTCTAAGACGAATTCTAAGGGCGATTCAGATAAAGAAGATGGTGATAACACCGAAGAAGACGGCAAGAACACGACTGATTCTACTAAAAAGCAGACTAAAAGTGACACACGGGATGATGATCCTGATGATAGTGACGATGGTGGATCAGATGATGACAGTTCTGATGATTCAGAGCTTGAGGAAGACTCAAAAACTAAGACTAAAAATAAAAGAGGGTCAGGAAAAGTGAAGACATTAACTAAAGACAAGGAACTGGAAATTCACAAGCGCGATATGCTTTCAGTGCTAAAAAATGGTAAAACGACACGTGATGTGACTGGGGGTATTGGATTATCTGATGGGTCTGTACTTATCCCACAAGATATTTTAAATGTAGAACACGAAACGCACCAATTTCCACGTTTAGGCAGCTTAGTTCGGACTGTATCAGTCAAACATACTACTGGTAAGCTGCCAGTAATGTGGGACACTGACGAAAAACTATCAGACCATTCTGAATACGGTGTGACGACTAAAAACAATATGTTGAAAGTTGTTCCAATTAATTGGGATTTGCAAACAAAGACTGGAGCATATGTGTACTCACAGGACTTGCTCAGCGATTCCGACTATGATTGGCAATCAGAACTAGCCCAAAGTATGATTACATTACGTGATAACACTGATGATGACTTAATTATTAAGGCATTGACCGATGGCGTTACCGCTGTGGAAGCGACTGACTTGGTTGCAGCTATCAAGACGGCACTTAACATGACGTTGAAGCCTAACGATAGTGCAGCTGCTTCAATTGTATTGTCTCAATCTGCCTTTAATGCTTTGGACCAGCTAAAAGACACTCAGGGTCGTCCACTGGTTCAACCAGATTTAACTAAAGGAACTGGTAGCACGATTCTTGGTAAAACGGTTGTTGTGATTGATGATACGTTGTTCCCAAGTGCTAAGGCTGGCGATGTGAATATCATTATTGCACCGTTACAAAAGGCTGTTATTAACTTCAAAAACAACGAAATTACCGGTAAGTTTATGGATACCTATGATGTTTGGTATCAACAATTGGGAATCTATTTGCGTGAAGACGTTGTTCAAGCTCGCAAGGACTTAATTATCAACATCAAGGGCACGACCAATACTACGTCAGGCTCAACCACAGGCACTGGGAAGTAGCATTTAACTAGTCGCTAATAAATACACAGTACGGTAACAAGCCGGGCGGCTAATTGAAAGGGGGTTATCTAAATTACAATTGATGAAACGTTGGCTAAACAAGTGTGCGATGAGTTGCATATTGATCAGACTGACGAAGAATTGGCTACAATAACTAGTTTGTTAGTATCTAGCCAGTTGATTGTAAATAATAGCATTGAATACTCTGCCTATCCAGATATTGCAGACAGTCCCTTGTATGCACGGGCTATCATCACATTGGCTCAGGCACTTTATTATGATCGCAACTTAACCAACGGACAGCCCAAAGGTGTTTTACTAATGCTTGATTACTTAGATGCGATTTGCCTCGCTAAGGGGGCTGGATAAATGGCTTTAAATAAACTTACACCGGCCAGCTTTAACCGTAAGCTTCAAATAGGCACGACTAAGACGGTTCAGAACCCGATTAACGGGACTAGTAAGCAGTCATTTGTAGTCACGGCCAGTTTATGGTGTGCCCCTTACACGAGGAGCATTGCTAGTAGCTACCAACTAACAGCTGAACAGTTAGATGAAGTCGTAGTCGTCATACGTCATAACAGCACCGTTAAAGAGGGGATTAAATGCCAGTATCAAGGCAAACTATACAGTGTGGTTAATGACAGCATGGACGATTCAAATAGCTATCTAGCCTACGACTACCTGACACTCAAGCTCGTTACTAAGGGGGCCTAGCTATGGCAAATAATGATATGGCCGACCAATTAGAAAGTTGGCTTAAGGACGTCCACAAGCTAGTTCCCAATGAGACTGAACAAGAGAAGATAACCGAAGCTGGTGCTAAAAAGTTAGCTGATAACTTAACCGAAGCCACGAGAAAGAAACACTATTCAAGTCACAAAGATGAGAAGTACGGACACATGGCTGACAACATAAGCTATAACAGCAACGATATAGACGGTGAACACGATGGCAGCTCAATTGTTGGGTGGACTAATAAGTACCATGATATGAATGCTAGGCGGTTAAATGATGGCACCAAGTACATTAGGGCTGACCACTTTGTTGATGAGAACTTAGCTGACTCGCAAGATGATGTCTTTAACGCCATGCTAGATGAATATAAGAAGGGGGGCGATGACTAGTGTTATTACCAGTATCACAGGTAGCCAGCCTGGTTAACTCTCTCAATTTAACATGGGTTGATAAAGTTTACCTGAATGAAATTCCTAACGAAGATTTAGACAACACTACTAGTACAGTCATGCTACTGCAAGAGACCGATTCAAGCCCAGCCTACCTTGCAAACAGCACGTTTAAAGGCTTAGCCATGGGTGTTGAGATTCAAATCTTTTATAAGGTTAACCTAGCCGATGACTTTAATCCATTGGAAGCTGAGATAGCTTTAATGAAGAGTTTTAAACAGGCTGGCTGGTTAATTGTATCTAGTCAGCACCACACAACTGACCCGGATACAGACCAAGTAACTAAAACGATTTATATCACTAAAAATGAAATGATTTAAAGGAGAGATATTTAAATGTCAAAACACAACATTGTCAAAGCGACCTTTGCTTTGCTAGACGATAACGGCGACTTAATTAAAGACGCTACTAAGGGTCTATCTGCTGACGGAACCTATGTTGCCGATCACAATGGCGAAGGTTTCAGTCAAATCAACGTTACTGCTATTGAAGCGGCCGGGACGCCTGGTTGGGGAAACGGACAAATCAAACGAACGGCTTATGGTAAGTCTATGCCCACGCTGGCTTTAACCGCTTTAGATTTGGACTTCAAGATTAACCAGATGCTTAAAGGGTTCACTCAGAGCGCTAATACAGGTGCATGGGTAAGACAATTGCCAAAACCACACGTTGCGATGATTGCCGAATCTCAATCATTAGACGGCAACATCTCAATTTATGAATGCTTTAACAATATCGAATTTGTTGAAGAAGCATCTAACAACAGCACTGATACCAACAGTGAAGCTGCTTACTCCACAGTCTTAAATGGTACCGTCTTAACGCCATTAAAGCCTAACATCTTCTTAGCTGCCAACGGTGTTCAACAACCATATATGATTGCCAAGTCTACTGATACTGGCTTTGATTTGAATAAGCTTATGGCTGAAACGTTTGGTGGCTACACTCCGTCAACAAGCGGTACGACTGGCGGTACAACTACTCACTAGTAATATCTAAAGGCTTCCCACTAAGGGTGGCCTTTTTAATACATAAAATTTAAATAAAGGGGTACAAATAATTATGAAAATCAACGCTAAAAACTATTTTAAAATTAACAAGACGACCGATGTAACACCAACTAACAATATCATTCGATTAGTTACCAAAGTTCAAATCGGTATGTTGGAATCCCAAGACACTGAAAAAGAAGTTACTGAATTAGACGCAATGAAAAACGGCTTAGAATTGCAGGACAAAATGACCAACTTTGTGCAACGAGTGATGGGCTATACCGACAAGCAGATGGAAACGATTAACGATACCATCTCAATTGAACGTTTTGGTGAAGGCGTTGGTTACCTAATCATGCGCTTAAATGGTATCTCAGACGATGAAATTAAATTATCAGAACAAAAGCAACGCAAGGCAATCGAAGATGCTAAGTCGTCAAAATAAACCGGCACAAACGCAATGCTGAGATTAAGCGAGAGGTCATGAAGTTGAAAAATCAGCAAGAGGATTTTAATTTGCTAGCTAAACAGCTATTAACCGAGGGGTTATCACCGAAAGACTTCGATGATAGCTCATTTTTTAGCTTGATGGAAACTTTAAACGCTCGTAAAAAGGAAGACCGTGCTGAGTTAGTTGACCCGCTAGAGGCTATAAAACAGACATACGGTGTATAAGCGTTTGTGCCTAAAAGGAGGCTAAAAAAGAATGGCTAAAAAAGTAGTTGGCCGTGAGATGACCAGTAAGGTTGGCTTAGATAGCGCTGAGGCTGTTAAATCACTTAAAACGCTGACAGCCGAGGTCAGAGCCAACACTAGTGGTTGGAAGGCCCAAGAAACGGCGTTAAAATCAGCCGGTGATTATCAAAAGGCCGCAGCAGCTAGGGTAGATGGACTAGCTAAATCAATGGAAGCTCAAAAAGCTAAAATTGATGAGTTAAAGTCCCGTCAATCAGGCTTAAACCGGGACACTAAAGACGGTGAAGAAACTTATTTAAAGCTAACTGATCAGATTAACAAGGCTAGTCGGTCATATGACAGTATGGGCGGTCAGTTAGATCGTGCTAAGTCAAAATTGCAGTATTACAATTCAGGTTTAGCCGACTTACAAAAGGGCTATAAACAGAGTACAGCTTTAAGTGAGTCCTATGTGAAACGCCTAGAAGCAGAAGGTAAGTCAGCCGAAGCTAACAAGGCTAAATTGGGTGGCTTAAAACAAGCCTATTCTAACATGGAGGCCCAATATAAGGCTCAAACTAACGAACTGGAACGAATTAAGACGGCCAGTGGTGCTACTAGTGACGCCTATAAACGTCAGCAAGTGCGTGTTAATGAGACCGCAACAGCCATGGCTAAAGCTAAGACTAGCCAAAATGAGCTACTTAAAGCGATGGAAAAAGAGCCACATGCGTTCATGCACGGTGTTCGGTCTAAGCTTGATAGCATTGATGACAAAGCTAAGAAGACATCTCATTTATTCGGCACAATTCTAGGCGCGCATCTAGTTGCAAACGGAATTACCAATGCTTTATCAAGTATAACGGCATCTTTTGGCGAACTTAATAGTGCTGTAACAGAATATGATAATAAGCAACGTACAATGACGGCCACATGGACTACCTTAACTGGATCTAACGGAAAAGGTAAACAAATGGTCAACATTGGCAATGAGTTAGCTTCAGCCTTCAACCAGAACATTAATGTGGTTGATGAACTTAACCAGAGTTTTTACCATGTGTTTGACAACGCGCCACGAACTAAAGAGTTAACTAAGTCTATTTTGACATTGGGTGACACGCTTAATTTAAGTGATGAGAATGTTACTAGATTAGGCACTAACTTCACTCATATGCTATCAAGTGGCAAAATGCAACTTGGTGACTTTAACATGATTAATGACCAGTTACCAATGTATGCTGGCAAAATGTTAGAGTTTGAAAAGAAACAACAACATAATAGCAAGTTAACCATGTCAACACTACGTGACCAGATGAGTGCCGGTAAGATTAGTGCTAAAGATGCCGAAGAAGTTATGAACTCACTTGGTAGCAAATACAAGAAAGCCTCAGAGAACCTAATGAAGACCATACCCGGTATGGAACGGTCCATTAAAACTCAAATGCCGGCCTTACTAAGAGCAGTATACAAGCCAATTGCGAATATGAAGTCACCATTGATGGGCCAGTTTACCAAGTGGATTGGCAACAAGGATACTAAAGCCGAGTTTAAAGACGTTGGTAGTGCTTTAGCCTTACAAATCAAAGACATAACTAAAGCGTTTGCTGGTAAAAAATTTAATGTTGGTAATAGTCTCGATAAAATGTTGGCTAATCTAGCAAAAGGCATTGATAAATTAGGTGCTAACATTGTCGCTCATAAAAAAGAGATTAAATCATTCTTTAGCTCAATGAAGACTGCTTCTAAGACATCATTTAATGTGTTCGTACAATCGCTAAAGGACATTGAACCAATATTGAAGATTGTCGGTGGGTTCGCTGAGAAACATCCTAAAGTATTCGCTGGTTTAGCTTCTAGTGCTTTTGTAGCAAGTAAGGGTATATCTGCATTAAAGCTAGCATTCAGTGGCTTAGACTTTGCTAAGGGCCTAGGTGGCAAGCTTAGCCGGATTGTGTTTAAGCCTAGGGTTGATGGTAGCGAAGGTAAACGAGAGCTAACCAAGTTTGCAAGTTTTGTCAAGCGTTCAGGGGCTGGAATGGGTCGCTGGTTAAAGATGGCTGCTAAAGTAACCACTAGTAAGGCCAAGAGTTTGATTAGTGGTTTATGGTCCCACACTAAATCAGTCGGTGGCAAGATTGGTAAGGGCTTGAAGTGGACGGCTAAGGTCGCTTGGAAGGGTGCGTCTAAATCAGTCGGCCTATTATGGAAAGCTACTAAAGACACTAGCAAACTGATTGGCAAGGGACTATCATGGACGGCTAAGATTGCTTATAAGGGTGCTTCTAAGGCATTCAGCGTACTAGGTGCTGGAATTAAAACACTAGGTAAATCGTTCCTATCATTGGGCAGGTTATTACTAGCTAACCCAATCGGCTTGGTTTTAACTGCTGTGGTCGCCCTAGGTGCAGCCTTTTATGAAGCCTATAAGCACATTAAACCGTTCCGAGAATGGGTTAATAAGACAGCTAAAGCAGTGGTTAACTTTGGCAAGGGTATTGCCAAATGGGGTTCAAATGTCGGCAAGTCAGTAGGTAAAGCCCTAGGCAACATGTCTAAAAAGTGGAATAACTTCAAGAAGAGTTTCAAGAAGAGCTGGAGTAGACACTGGAATGCTATGACTAGTAAGTTGCATAGTGCCTGGAACAGCTCTTACAAACATACTAAGCATTTCTTTAGTAGCATGGGTAAGAAGTGGAATGGCTGGAAAAAGAGCTGGTCACACTCATGGAACAGTCATTGGAACAAGATGCGGTCTAACCTGCACAGTTATTGGAACAAGGATTTAAAGCATACTAAAGTATTTGGCAAGTCCATGGGTGGCTGGCTATCAAAATTCAAAAAGTCCTTTAAATCAGGCTGGTCTGGTTTAGGAACCGGTGTTGAAAACATCTTCAAAGGTCTTTGGAAGAATCTAAAGAAGTTTGCTAGAGATGGCATGAACGATGTTATCGACCTTATCAACGGCGGTATTGGTGCAGTTAACAGCGTCATTCATACATTTGGTAGTAAAAACAAAGAAACCATTCATCCTTTAAGCCATGTTCATTTTGCCGAAGGTACTGGTATGTTTAGCGGGTCACGTAACCCAATTACACGGCCTACTATGGCAATGTTAAATGATGGTAATGATAGCCCACAAACTGGCAACAAAGAAATGGTCATGCTACCTAATGGCGATTCAGGCATTGTTCAAGGCCATAACACTAAGATGATGTTACCCGCTGGTACAGAGGTATTAAATGCTAGTGAGACAGCCATGTTAATGAGTATGCAAGGCGTGACTAAGTACGCTAAAGGGACTGGATTCTTTGGTGACATTTTAAACAGTGTCACTAGTGGTATCTCAGGCGTGACTAACTGGGTTGGTAAAAAGGTCGGCAGTTTAGAGAAGTTCTTTAAGACTGCCACCAACATTATCGCTCACCCAATTAAGTCGCTAGAAAACCTGTTTAGCTGGTCTTCTAAGGGCATCTCAGGTGTCATGAGTAACATTGGTCACGGCCTATTTAATGGCGCTGAGAAGCAAGCTAAGACGTGGTGGTCAACCCTATGGGGTAGCGTTAGTGACAGCCTAGATGGTGGTTCTTCTAAATCTAGTGGCCTGTTAGGTACCATTAAAAAGCAGGTTGGTAGTGGCTTTTGGAAGTTTATTAGCAAGTTAGCTGATATGTTTGGCAATGATGGTGGTGGCTCTATCGAAGGTGGTGCTATCACTCATAGCATGATTAACGAAGCCCTTAAAATGACTAAAGTACCACGTCAATATTGGTCTAAGATGCGGTCAGCCATTATCAAGACTGCTGATAGTGAAACTGGTAACCGAAATATCATGCAAACTATCTCAGATGTCAACTCTGCTAATGGTAACCCAGCCGGTGGCCCATTGCAGTTTACCAAGACAACCTTTGACGCCTTTGCATTTCCGGGCCATCACAATTTCAGGTCTAGTTTTGACCAAGTGTTGGCATTCTTGAACAACTCTGACTATCTTAATGCCACTGGTAATACCTCTATTTGGGGCCATGCTAAGTACGACTGGCTGCATAGTGGCCCACAAGGTCATAAGCGGTTTGAGAACGGTGGTATTATCAACACTAACCAGTTGATTGAGGTTGCTGAACACAACAAGCCTGAGATGGTCTTGCCATTGACTAATAAGAGTCGGGCTAACCAGCTAATCGCACAGGCTAGTCAGGTTGTAAATGGTAACAATGGTAGTCAGATTGCGTCTACTAACAGTGAAAGTAATGAGAAGCTTGATAAACTAATCAGCTTAATGTCAGCCATTCTAGGCAACATGGGCAGTGTTCAAGCCGTTATTGCTAAGTCAGACGTAGTTAATGCCGTTAAATCGGATAATAAAACAGCTTCACAGTATAGCCAAATGATGGGGTACTAATATCCCAGTCAATCAAAGGGTAGTCCTTAAATGGGCGCCCTTTTTACATAACTAAAACAAGGAGGTTAAATCGTGACATTACAACGAGACGATTTTGAATACGCCGGATTAAATAGCCGGGACGATTTACAGGTTGAGATGGGTAACGTGGTATTGCCTAGTGCACCGGCCATGGCTGAACAGGTGACTGATATTCCCGCCATGTATGGTAACCAATTTAATGGCACGAACTTTACTAGCAGAACAATCAGTATACCGGTATCCATTTACTGTGCTGATAACCAAGATGCCTTTAATCAGGTGATGCACAATTTAAGCGGTCTGCTACTAAGTGATGACCCTAGCGATAATGGTAAAGAATACCCACTAGTATTTGGCTTTGAACCTAAAGTTACCTACTGGGGGCATATTACTTCAATTAGTGACCCAACTCCAATTAACCCGGGTATGTATGACATGACGCTTACAATTACTTTTGTACAGTCTGATCCCCGAGCAACCCTCCCACAGGTTGAGAAGCCTTTAAATAATGGCTTAAACACGATTACTGTTGATGGTACCGCACGAACAGT